GACCAGCATTGCCGTTCTTCTTAAATTGCTTATCGTGTGCAGCGTATTCTTCTGCATGCATGCTGCCCATGATTACTTACCTGGGTTTGCCTTGTTAGGATACTCAGAAGTGATAAAACCATAACCCCAAAATGGATGAAGTCTTTGACGATTGGCAAGAGTTTCTTCAGAGCCAAACCCTACCTCAGTATCTGGTCTAACTTTACGAAATTTTCCATCTGTTGAACCATTGTTTAATGACTCATTCATTGAACGTGATGAGTTAACTGCCATTATCTACCTACCATCTTATCTTGTGCCAATTTTGCTCTACCTTGTGTAAGGCAACTTAGGCAGTGTCCTTTGTTCTGCATAAATTCTACTGGGTTCATGATAACTCCACATGTTGGACATGGGGCTGAACCGTTATATTTAGCGGCATTCTCAGCAATAGTCTTTGCCTGCCACTCTAAAGTTTCTGAGCCATCACCATATGCCATTAGTTATTTCCTAAATCGTTACGGCTGGAACCTGAGTAACCAGCAGGAGAACCTGAGTACCATGATATACGTGGTTCTGAGTAAATTCTGTCTACACTGATAATATCTTCAATTCCAGGTTGACGGTATTCGCCCAAACCAAAACGTGCTGGAAACAATTGAATCTGTGGAAGTGGTGGGCGAACCATTGCCTGAATATCTGCACCAGGAATGTTCATGACCATTAATGCCTGAGAGGTTAGTCGTTCCATGTTGCTTGACCATGGTCCGTTATATTGCCAACGTTGTGCTACCTGATTAGGTTCAATTGGTGCACGCCATGGCTTTGTGTGGTCATAGACTCCATCAACCTTTTGCGTCATCCGATTGCACCTCTATGGGTTACCCAAGTAACTGCTTGGACTTTATTTGGAATACCAACTTCTAGTTCTCCAGCAGCATGCTTGTATGCATGTACAAAATGGTTATAACGACCAATAGCACCCAACCCTGGGTCTGATCCTTCTTCTCCCCTTACTCCTCCACCAGATCCTTTGAACTTCATTCCAAGGGCGAGGTCGTGAGCGTGACGATCAATTGTTACTGGCTCTGGGTTTGCTGGGTTTAAGATATTTTCATAAAAACTACGGACCTTATGTCCACCAAGTACTTCTCGTGGATCTTCTCCCTCATGAATGCGAGTTGCTTTTTTCAAATTGTCTTCTGTATGTGAGGCTGTTCCATGGGTAAACATCTCTTTTGCCATGTCAATGTTGCGACCCCATCCCATTTGAGGAGATAACGCTGCAATAACTCCAGCGCCTCTTTCAACATTTCCAGAACCTAACTTATGAGCAATGTCGTGAGCACGTTCGTACCATTCAGTACCGCCTTTGAGCATCTCAGGTGATGCCTCACGGTATTTGTTTACAATGTTCTTTACATGCTCTTGAAATTGTGATTGGGCTAAGTTTTTATCCCAACGACCATGTGGATCTACGCCAAATTTAGCCATTTATGCCCACGCAGGTCTCAAGTAAGCAAGCATCGCCTGACGGCGTGCATTGATCTGTGCTGGCTCATCTGCAACAGTATTAGCCTTGCCATCATTAACAAGGTGGGGAGCAGGTAGCAATTGAACTTGTGGTGCATTACGAGCAACGTTGTATGTCATAACTCCGTTATTAACAACTTGCTGTGCTCTCATTTGGCGATCGATACCTGACATATCTGACAAACCTTCTGGCCAGAAGTACATTGATGGTTCAATGCGTTCACCTTTGTGAACACCACGTTGGTAGGCTTTCTGATTTGTGCGAGATTTGATCGAATCCAAAAGGCGATCATCACGCCGTGAGCGAATAGTGCCAAGATAACCATCAGGATATTCCGCTGACGGAATCCTTCCCACGCCAATGCGAGAAGCATCCATTTCATCACGAGCAACAGGAGTACCTGCACCGCCCTGATTGTTGTAGCCATATAGTCCGTTACCGCCTAGTGATTGCCAGTTTTGTGATGGCGAATAGTTGTTTACTCCACCAGCCATTAGTTAACCTTTGGTGGTCGAGGTGTGTCAGTGTACTTATGACGAACATCCTCGTGTCTAATATCTGCAATATTTTTTACATCAAAGATAGCGTCTTCATTACGTTCAACCATCTTTTCTTCAGCATACTTTTTATTTCTTAAACCAACAGAAAGATCCATCTGAACACCTTTTTTAGGGTTCTTTGAATCAACCCAACTACCCATCATTGCCTGTCGCTTTACATTTCCTGATGGACCTGTTGCTTCAGATCTTAACCGAAGAAAATGAGACGCAAATTGTTTTGGGCTGATATTTGGATTGTCAGTTCCTTGATTTTCATATTGAGTTGGAACTGTTTTTCTTGTTTTTTGTGATGGCTCACTACCGACAATATACATATTCTCTGAACCAACATTTGGAAGTCTGGTGTCTTTAAGAGAGATGGATGCTCCACCGTTTTCACGGGTGCTATTTATAAAGTCTTGAGCCTGCTGAGGATGAGACGCTAGAAGGCGTACTTCTTCCTTGGTATAGTCTGGGCGAGAGTCATTTGCCATAGTCACATTTTCCCCTGTAGACTGCTGTATGTCTGGATAAAGGAGTTTTATGTCTCGTACTGTGTATGCTGTTGCAGTTAGCGTTGACCCAGTTTTATGGATGGTTCATTGCGAAACATGTAATATGGAGTTTGGCGAACCATCGCAAGACGATGATTACCTAGACAACCTTGAGTCAGAACACAAAGCGTTCCACTCTAATAACTAGTTTCTACCTGCACCCTTATCTGATGCAGGGAGAGTAGTTTCTTTGCTGTCATCCCAATTAAATGTACTTCCTGCAGTCTTGCGGGAATAAGCCAGAGGCCTTCCTTCACCAAGACTTTTATTGCGCCACACTGTTGCCTGTGCTGCACTACCAGTGGTGGATGCGCTTAAAGATAACGGAGCGGGAGCACCAGAACTATTTTGCTCCGCACCAAACTGAGACGAAGACAAACTCTCCGTATCAAATTGAGACGAAGAAAGTGGCATTAGTAGGATTCACCCATTGCTGAGTTGAAGTTAGGTGCTTGACGTCCTGCTACTGATGGAACAGTCTTTGCATTAGCCATTGTTGGTCCTGCTGCTGGTTCTGTTCCTTTTGGAAACTTTTGTGAAACACTGTAAGCAGCACCCATGCGCTCTGATGAAGCAGCGTTACCAGCAAGAACATTCTTGCGGTTTGCTTTGTTAGCAATTGTTGGGTCTCCTGCTTGTGTGTTCTTCTTTGGCATTAGTTTGCCCTTTTCAGGCATTACTGCTTCCATACCGTAGTTAGTACCAACGTACTTACGTGGGCTGTTAGCGTGCTCTGCAGAAGAGATAACTTCTTCAGGTGTCATGTTATTTCTGCTCATGCTTTTTCCTGTCGCTTCTAAATGGGATGAAGGTGCACCCATGCGACGACGCATTGCGTGACCTAATGATGTCCAAGATGCCATTTTGACTCCTTAATCTATATCCAAGGATAAGACTCTTTTAACTTGCTGTAATGGCGAATACAATGGCGGATATTTCGCCATCTCTGCTTTCAATAGTGGTAAATCCTGGGATACAGGATAGATCCATGCCTCGTGGGGCGACATAGCCTCTGGCAATAGCAATTGCCTTTACTGCCTGGTTTACGGCTCCAGCACCTACGGCACGAAGTTTAACTTCTTTTTTATCGTAGATTGCGTGAGCGATTGCTGATGCGACACTTTGTGGATTGGATGATGCGCTGACTCGTAGAAATGGTTCGTCAGGCGAGATTGCTTCAGTATTCAATTGTTAGTCCCTTGGTTCCGATTGGTGTGCCACTCCTAAACCAAAGGGTAAGGCTAAAGTCTTGGTTGGTCTCTGTATTTAGGGTCTGACATTTGTTCAACTACTGCCTTTTCAACCGCATCGATTGAATTTTTTGAAACAAGCCTTGCTAGGGCGTAAGAATCTGCTGCGTTATCGTCATTAAACTCAATACCCCATCTTTTATAAATCTGTAGAAGCATCTCTTGTTTTTTGGCGTTTCCTTTGCCTGCTGCATATTTTTTCAATGTCATTGGTGGAACCTTAAGAGGATAGCGTCGAGGATCTTCCTCATCAAAGTGGTCGTAGATTGCCAACCTAACAGTGGCTGATAGTTCCCCCAAAACAAGGGCTGCGTGGCTTGCTAAGACCGTGCCTTCCATGGCTACATCTTCCAAGTACCAATGTTCATCTATGTAGTTTAGATTGTCTGATAGCCATTGGCGTATGTCTGCCAATCTCTCAATACCAAAATAAGGAGACTTATATACCCACGTAATAAATTGATCTGGCTTTTTTACATCTAATACTGTTAGGGCAAATCCAGTCAGCGATTGGTCAATTCCTACTGTAACTTCAGAATCTCTGGGTATTGGTTTTCCTTCAATAAGTTTAGTTGACATAGAGGACTAGTTTCATTCTTTCGTGAACCCTTTTCTGTAGGTCTTCTAAAGAGCCCTCGTTCTTTAGAATTTGATCAAATTTATAATCATCTAATGCTGTCTCTGATATGTGGTCATTAATTGGACCAACATCGTCTCTACGAATGCGCCAAATTTTTCCATTCATCTGTCTAATCATTGTTGCTTCATTTTCAAAACGAACATCTGTAATAACATAATTTGTTTTAAAATCATCCAGTTTTCTTAACGCTGCAATAACCCAGACATCGTCACCCAATACTTCTCGTGCTCCAACACCTAACTGTTGAAGGTAAGTACGGGTGCTTGGGTAATTCTTTTTTATATATTCCCAGTCATGAGTTCTAACCAACATCTCTAAGGGCATGCCGTCCTCTAGTGCAAGATTCATCTTGCCCAAAAGATCACGAATAGCATCTGCAAAGGCTATGCGTTCAAACGCATACTCTTTTACAAGAATATTTGCTACCTCATCTTTACCAGATTGGGCATACCCTGAGAGACCAATGATCACGTTTTAACGGTTACCGTAACCTGACCAGGACGAGTTATAACCACTGCTACCGCAATTTCCATAGTTATAGTTACGTGACTGACGACGAGCATGTTGATAGCAAGTTTTCTGTCTACTCATCTGGTTTTGCAAGTTGTTGTAATACTGCTCACTTGCTTGTGGACTGTTAAACATTGGATTTGGTGGAGTTCCATAACTGTTGAAACTATTTCCATTACTTTGTTGATAGCCATGCTGTGACTGTTGACCTTTTTGATACCCACGTTGATTTTGTGAGAGCGAACTAACGGATGGCTGTGGTGTTGCTGCAGGTGTTGGTGTAGCCACTGGTGTAGGGCTTACCCACTTACAAGTTAGACCAGGCAGTGTAACTGTGGCTGTTGATGTAGTCACTGTTGATGTGTCTGATGGGCGTGGTGTTGCTGATGGCGTTGGTGTAGCCGTTGTTGGTGTGCAAATCAATTGTGAGTTTGCATTTATTTGAGTATTGGAATCAGCAAATGCTGCTGTTCCTGTAGTTATCAACCCAAGTACTAGGGCTGATGTAATTGCTATTTTCTTCATGTATTCCTCCTCGTTATAAAGGTCTAGAACGAATCTCTTCGTAACATACTTTGTGACCTTCTTGTTATTTCCCTCGATACTAAGGTGATGTCTCTCTCTTGGTTAGTGAGCAACATCTCCATGATCTTGCGGTAAGCATACTTCTCCTCGTACTTATCCCGCAAATCGACAATCTCTGGGTCTGTGTCTATCTGAGCCTTAATGAGCGTGACTGTGGTGCCCTTTGGCGCTCCTGTAGTCAACCTTACGGTTGCTTTACTCTCAGCAAACTCTGCCCTGCGTAGGGCGTCTCTTTCAGCCAACTGAGCCTGTACCAACTGCGACGACATATAGTCAGCCCATCCCGTTAGAACGGTAAACATCTCAGCCAGTTGTTCACTGCTCAGTTCAGTTATGTCTGGTGGAAGTATGACTTGATCATAAACTGGCTTTGGTAAATCAAGCCCCTTCTGCATTACTGGATCAAGTTGCACTGCTTACATCCTCCTGGCTTTACGTTGCACTCAGGCATGACTCCATCTTCTATGGCTTTGATGATTTTCTCTGCTTTTTTAAAGATACGTTCTACTATCTCGTAGTCTGCTTTTACCGAGAACTCTTTATAGTCTTGGTTTGCTTTTAATTCATATAAGAAAACAATTTCTTGGGGCGCCTCATCCCCATACATTCTGCGAGCAAGTTCTAGGTACATTTGACCTTGAAGCATATGACCACGGAATGGTCGACGAATGTTTCTCCATGCTTTGACAAGATCACCATCGGCATCAAGCAGTAGATCTGGCGCTTCAAATCTAAGTGTTCCTTCTCCTATCGATTTGATCTCAATCAAGCAGTCACCTTTTGAGTCTTTAATCCAACCGTCTGTGTGACCTGCCATACGTAAACCTTCGTCACGAAGACTAACCTCATCATACTCAAGGACATTGCAGGCACAGTGCTCACATTTTTCTGGTGATAATCCAAATGTTATTTCTTTACAAACTAAGCATTTAAACTTTCCATACATAACTCCCATTTCATAAAATCTGTTTTGCCATTTAGCATGGATCGCATGTCCTTCATCAAAGATATTTTGTAAACGTAAACTTGGTTTTTCTGTCTTAGGGGCTCCACCCGTCATAAGATAATAGGAATATTTAAAACAAAAATCATCTTTAATAATTTCAGAAGGGTGAAGAACGGTGGTAGACCTGTCTTCTCTAGGCTTCTTCAATAAATGACGTTCGACATCGCCTATAAGTCTTGAATCACTTTTTGTTGCATCCAAGAACTTCTTTAGGTCAGTTACCATTAGATTTCCTTACTGAAAATGTAGTCTTTAAGGGTTAGGGTTGTTTTTTTAGTTTTCTTTAACTTACTCCATTTACGGATTAAAGCGTTGCGTTCACGGTGACTTAGTCCACCCCAAATTCCGTGTGGCTCTTCTCGTGATACTGCATCCCAAAGGCATTCTACACGGACTGGGCAAGGATTCTTACCTGTTTCTCCAAAACAAAAATTTTTCGCTTGAGTCGCCAGTAGTTTATATTGCTCTTTATCACGAGGCGGATAGAAGATGAGTGTAGTTTCATCTTTACCTCTGCATCGTGCGTCATATCGCCAAGCATACTCTGGTTCATCCATTTTCCTGTAATTTCTCTCTCATTTCAAAAAAGTCGTCTTCGGTTAATAGTACATAGTTCTTGTTGTTAAGGCTAATCCCCAACACAGGCATCCTGCTGTCAATAATTGCTTCAGTAACAATCTTTTCTAATACATCTGCTTTTAGTGAAAAAGATTTTTTTCCTGTCCACTTATGTTCTATAAGTAAGTCAGTACTACGAACATCTCCTTTTCTTGACCAAAACGCCCCAGATGCAGCAGTGCGAGAACCACTAGTTTTCTTGGCTAGTCGCTTCTCGTGTTTTTGCGATTGTTTCTGACCTTCACTCTTCAAGTTCAATCTTTCCTTCTTCGTAACCCTTAATAATCTTTGGTACTAAGAAGAACAATGTTTCTCTCCAAAAGCAGTTAGCGCATCCGCAAAAAGGTTCTTCAGACAATGTCTCGGTTATGTTGTCCTCTTCACCATCCCACACGGCTTCAAACAACATGTCTGTGTATGCTTCAACGCCTTTTTCAAGATCGTGTGCCCACTGTTCATCATTAACTGTGAACTCTTTCTTACTCATCTGCTGCTCCTGCCATTGGGTTGTCGGGTGACTCTAAAACTAACTTTTGTAACTCTTCTTTTAGTTCGACTTCTTCACGAATGCTTGCAATGACTGGCTCGATGCCTTGCCACTTACGTTCTCCGTAGTAATACCATCCGCCTTTGCGGTCAATGACTCCCTTTACTACTGCAAGAGAAGCAACTTCTTTGGCAAAATCAAATTCACCAGGGGCGCAATCTCCTCCTTCTGCAAAATAGAAGTCAAAGTAAGCAACACGTTGTGGTGGTGCTGTTTTGTTCTTTAATGTTCTTACTTTAATTCTTTGGCCTACACGAACCTTGTTATTTCCTGAACCAACCTCAATCCATTCGTCACGTTTTACTTCGCAACGAGTAAAGAAGGCATAGTTCTTTCCTTCTCCTCCTGGAGTTGTGCGTGGATCTCCATGCATAACACCGATCTTCATTCGGTACTGGTTAATGATTAGTCCTAATACTGGACGTTCATCTTCTACAAGAGAACGCTTCATTGCGGTTCCTACTACACGAAAGAATTTATTGGTCAACAATGCCCCACGACCTACGGTTGCTTCACTCATGTCTTTTTCCATTTCTGGAGCAGGAGACAAGGCTGGAAGTGAGTCAATAACAATTGCGTCAACAGATTTAGACTCAGCAAACTGAATAACGGCTTGGTATGCCTCTTCCATAATGCTTGTCTCAATAACAATAACTCGTGAAGTATCTA